CAGGATCATGTACAGCAGCAGAGCGAACAGGACACCGATGACGACACTACAGATGTACAGCAGCAAGTTGTCAAACACCCGAGCGGCTGCGCGGACCAGGTGTTTCATTTGACGAACTCCTTATTGCCCGTAGTCGGATCGGCCACCGACGCCCAAACCTCAAAGAGAGAGGGGTCGAGTTGAAGCAACTCTCCGATGCGAAGGCCGCGTTCTTCCTTACTCATGTACCCCTCGGCAATCAGGTCCTGTTCCCAATCGGAGTATTGCTTGCCGCAAACCGAAATGCCGACCGCTCCAATCTTGACGGACGCCACCCTGCGTACGTTCGCTGGCGAGCCGATCACCGCCGCCGGGTCGCGTTCCATCGGGAGGTCTTTCAGGATGTCGTCAAGGTCGGCGGGCGTGAACCCTGTCCCGTCGAGACTGTCGAGGTCCATTAGAACCTCCGCCAGGGCGGTGTTGTAGTAGCCGGCCTTGTCCGCTAGGCGGTTGTCGGCCAGCATGACTCTCTTTGCCTGCTCATCATCGACATCGAGGAAGACGACGGGCACCGTTTCCCATCCCAGGGACCTGACAGCCTGCCAAGTGTTGTTCCCCTTGAGAATCAGGTTGGAGGACTCCTGAACGATAAGGGGGCGGTACATCCCAGACACCCTCAGAGACTCAGAGATGGCCCCTACGTCGCCCTGGCGGGCATTCTCGGGGTGGGGGCTCAAAGAGTCTGTTGGGACCTGTACGCAGCCCTCCAAAGCCTCATGGACAGGTGTCTGACCCGAGATGTTGGTCCAGCGCTTACCGGCTTTGACCGGTTTCGGCTCTGGATCGTCTGTAAGGCCCAACCGCTCCCGAATAGTGATGATCGCGGCGCTTTTTTCACCTAAACCCTCGAACCACTCCTTGAAATGGTCCGCATCGACGATCAGGAGGTTCTTCCCAACGTGAATCTTGCGCGTCGTCTCCCCCAACTTGCTCGTTTTGCCTTTTTCACCCGAAAAGATGTCGTCGGGGTCTTCTTCGAGTTGGTAAAGACGCTCCAAAGACCTTTCATCCCAACCGGACCCCTCCAAATCGGGTTTCATGGCCTCAATCAACTCGATGAGGCTCTGACGGTCATAAGTCGCCAAGTCGGAAGTGCGATTATCGCCCAAAAGGATGCGTTTCGCTTGTTGGGCGTCGACATCCACCTGGAGGACCGCGATTTCGTCCCAACCAAGGGACTTCGCGGCTCTCCAGGTGTGGTTGCCCGCCAGGATGTTGCCCTGGCCATCGACAATGATCGGAGAGTACTGCCCGTTGACTCTCAGGCTCTCAGCGATGCCCTGGATGTCCCCCTTCCGAGGATTAGCCGGGTGCGACTGGATGGAGCCGATCGGGACGGCATTCTCTTTCAGATCAACAGCGATTTTCGACACGGGGCCCCTATGCAGCAGTTCGACCGGCGTGCACCTTGTTGTGGTCACGCCCGAAGGTCGTCCACTTGTGAACCCACTGCTTGGAGCACCCGAGGGCGTCCGCGAGGTTCTCCAGGGTCTCACCGGCCTGCCGCGCTTCACGCAGAACACTCAGGTAGTCGTCCTGGGCCTGGTGGTAGTCGCTGCGAGCGCGAACAACCTCGTGATTGCTCGCTACGACCTTTTCTATGATGTCGGCCTTGGCGGCCGCTCGTTTCTTAGGCATTTTTGCCTTCCTTCCCGTGGACATCGTCCACTGTTATGTAACCGAAGCCAGCGGGACGCTGACCCAGGTATTCGCTCCTGGACCGCCTGAAAGCGGCAGAATCGAACTTCGGCGAGAAGCCATTGAGGAAACAATCGTCTTTCCTCTTGCCTTTCGCCTCTAAATCGCTGTGGATGGCTTTACACATCGGACAAGTGGCCTCAATGACCATCGCGACGTACTTTTTGGTCTCCATCGAGTATTCGATGCGTTTGCACTTCGCTTTGATGCCAAACTGCGCGGCTTTCTTGTGTGCATACCGCGCGAGGTCGTCAAACGACGTTTTTCGGAGATCGGCCTCGGTTAGACGCCATTGCTGACCGTCGAACCAATCGCCCCATGGATAAGCGTTGCTGATCTTGCTGTAACGCTCCCAGTTGCGGAAACCTCGAATAACGGCTGCCATTAGACCTTCTCCCCCATGTTCGGCGGTGTCCACTCTTCGTGCAGCAACCGATCGTTCTTCGATGAGTTGCAGCCTTTGCACGATGGCGTCAGATTGTCCATACAGTGTGTGCCCCCGCGGATCAGGGGCACAATGTGGTCGATAGTGAACATGTCTGGGCTGCCCGAGGTACTCGACGGCAAGCATTCCTTGTCGCAGTATGAGCACTGTCCAGGGTCCAAACCCATAGCAAGCCAGTATTCACAGAGTTCTGCGAACGTGTGACCGTCAGATTCAGCGCCCCGAGCCAGTGCCCGACGCCGACGAGAGCCGTTAGCAATCTTCTCGGGGTTAGCCCTGCTCCAAGCCCTCCCCGCTTCCAACCTCCGCTCACGATGAAGGTAGTAGGACTTGCGACCGGCCGCCCTGACCCTTTCAGGGTTCGCTTCCTGCCAGGCACGACTGGCTTCGTAGGCCCTCTTCGCCTGCTCAGGGGTGCGGTTGACCCACCGTTCTCGGCTCGCTTCTACTCTCGCCTCTCGGTTCTCCACTTCGTACCTGCGATTGGATGTCCTCACCTTTTCGAGATTCCTTGCGACGTAATCCCGTTGCCGTTCCGCTATGAGTTCTCGGTTTGCTTCTGCGTACTTGCGGCGACTGGCCTCATAGACGGCACGCGTCGAACTGTCCTTGTCGCGGTAAGCATGTTGGTAGGCGATGTACTTCTCAGGGTCCTTGGCATAGCGTTCACGGTTCTTGACGTTGAGGTGCTCTTTGTTCTTCTCGCGGTACTCCGCGGCATACTTCTTGATCTCTATTTTGTTCTTCTCGTAGTATGCGCGAGACCTGGCTTTCGCCACCTCTGGGTCCTTGTATGGCATGTCTACAGCCTACCGGCAGTTGACATTACAAACTCACCCAAAACTGGGGGATTTATGACGGCCACGGTGCCATCCCCTCCCATTCGCAAGGCTCCATGTTGATCCGAGCCTTGTAGATCGAGCAGTACCTGAGGACCGTCGGCGGAAACGTCTCTGGCTCGTCCAGGTGCTTCTCGGTGATTAGGACCAGGCCGGCATCCCTGGAGTCGTCCAGGAGCACCCCATGCAGCGCCACGAACCCCTCGTCGCCCACGGTGATGACAGACGACTCGTCCATCATCTCCCAGCCGTAGAAGACCTGGAGGCGCTTGTTGAGTTGCATCGACAATGAAGCCAGCATCGACACAGCGACATGGTGGGCCATGGAGGCCGTCAAGGCTGCATCCTCGTTCCCGCCACCGAACTGCGCCTCGGCTAGGGCCATGGTCGCTGCCCAATGGTCGTCGGTGTTCTCCAGCATGATGCTCAAAGCAGAAGCCTCAGCGTTGACCTGATGCTGTCGTTCAGTGATAGCCAGTTGCCACTTCGGGATCTCAATCATTGGCGCGCTTCACCAACTTGTCGATGAGACCGTTCATCACCGACACAGCGAGATTGTCTTCACCATCGGTCACCGCGTCCACCACGATCCTCTTCGCCTCGATCAACTCGAAGATGTCGTCGTCGATCGTACCGTCAGCCAGCAGATACCACGACGACACCACTGAGGCGTCCTGCCCGATTCTGTGGCAGCGATCAGTGGCCTGGTCGTGTTCAGCGGGCGTCCAGCCCTGCTCCACGAACAGAACGTCGGATGCGGCTGTGAGTGTGATGCCGACACCGCCAGCCTTCATGTTCAGAACGATCACCCTTGCGTCAGGGTCGCTCTGGAACTTGTCGATCGCCTCCTGGCGGGCCTTCATCGAATCGGAGCCAGCAACCCTCATGCCCCCGTACTTGTCGGCCAGTGCGTTCACCACGACCTTGTGGTGGGCGAACACGACCAACTTGCGGTCGGTGCTGTCTAGGAACGTGTCGATCCATTCGCACGCCGCGTCGATCTTGCCTTCGCCGGCGAGACGCTTGAGGATCATGATCTTCGCCAAAGCATCGGCGTACTCGGACTTGCGACCCTCTTCTGCGAGCCACACGATCGTGTCGGACTCAATCGCCCTGTACTCCTTCATAACCTTCGGGGAAAGGTCAGTCTCGATGGTGTACTTGGCTTTGGGCGGCAGTTCCTTCATCACGTCCTCCTTCTGGCGGCGCACGTAACAGGTGCGACGCAGGAGAGCATTCAACTCTTCGGTGTTGGAAGCGCCAGCGAAGTCCCAGCCGTAGCCGTTCCTCTTGGCGGCGCAGTAGCGCTTCTTGAAGTTCCACGGGCCACCGAAATCTTCGATCCGTCCGAGAATCTCCAACTGGGAAACCAACTCGACGGGACGGTTCAGGACGGGGGTGCCGGTGAGAGCCAGCACCATTGCTGGGATGCCCTCAGCGATCTCCTTGAGGGCCTTCGTGCGCTTCGCCGCGGCGTTCTTGGCGTAATGGCTCTCGTCGAACACCAGCGACTGGAAGCCGACAGCGGTGAGAGCATCCTTCTGCTTGTCGAGGATGTCGTAGTTGATAATCACCACATCCGAGTTCTTCACACCGACCTTGTTGTCGACGATGTGGACGGTCTTGCCTGGGAGCCACATACGGACCTCGCGCTCCCAGTTCTGCTTCAACGTGGCAGGGCACACGACCAGCAGGGGGTACGCCTGCTCGTGCTGGACTGAGGCCAGCGACTGAACTGACTTGCCTAGGCCCATTTCGTCCGCGATGAAGCAACGCTTCGTGTCGACGGCGTAAGCAACGCCTGCCACCTGGAACGGATGCAGGGCCAACTTCGCTCCAGTCAGGGGATGCTTGTCGCCCATCCCTGAGATGTGGAGAGTCGACGCATCGGCCTCAGAAGCGACGGCGCGACGCTCAGCCTTGGCGTTCATCTCGATGGCCTGGGCCTGGATCGTCGGGTCAAAGTCGAAATCAAAGTTCACGGCGAGGGAAACCACCGACTGGGCCATCACGGCGGGCAGGGTCCACACCTTGCGCTTCGTGTCCCACCGCCGGCCAGCGAGGCCCTTGACGGCCTCGACGAGGTAGGGGTCGTAGTCGAAGTCCATGATGAACATGCCGGCCTCGAAGCGGAGGTCCCGCTTGACCTTGGTCAGTTCCTCAACTGAGGCGACCTCGAACTTGTCGAGTTGCGCCTGGACCTCGGGGCTAGTGCGGAAGCCGTTGGTCTCGGCGAACGTGCGAACCTTGGCGCCCTGCTCGACGGGGGCGAACCACTTCTGAGCGTCGGGCACCCAATGGGCGCCGGTGATCTTCCGCAACTGGCCGACCAGGGCAGCGTCATAGTCCGCCGTGACGACGAAGTGGCCGTCGACGATCTTGTCGATCACGCGGGAATCGGCCGACTTGCGCTTGCGCTCAGCCTGGCGGGCGTCGTCGCGGCCGTCACCTAGGACCTTCTTCGGGACAGGGAGTTCGGCATACATGTAGCCGTAGCCCTCCAACTGCTTGCCGTACTTGGCGAGCATGGTGTACGCCTCGTAGGTGAGTGCGTCGGACCACTCGGTGGGCATCATCCCAGCGGCACGGTTCCCAAACGGGGCGTCCGTTCCGTTGAACCCGACGCCGTCGTCGCTTTGCGCCCCGTCGCAGTTTGTCGAGAGGGCAACGCAGGCCATCCAGATGGCTTCCTTAGTTGTGTCTTGAGTCAGTGTGTTGGTCATCCCGACACTCTACCACTAGGTGACCTAGACCTACAACCTTCTCCTGTCGCGCTTCTTGGGGTTCCTCCCCAGACGCTTTTTGACACGGGCCTTGTACGAAGAACCGTGCTGTGGTTTCACCAGGTGACCGTGAGCGTCGCGTCCTTCGGGCATCTCTGTCGGCAGCCTGGTGACCTTCCACTCCTTGCCGGAGTCGTCTCTCCAAACCAGGAAATCTTCGTCAGTCTTTGCGGTCATTGACCATCGCCGCGTACAGGGCGACGGTCAGCAACCCCGCCATGAATAGGCCCGCATAACTCAGCCACAACCACACACTACCGGCCACTTCCGTTAGTGCTTGAAACCATCCTGAGCGACCATATCTCCCTGGCTAGGGCGACCATCTGCTGCACGAGTGGCTTCGAGACGGTCATAGCAGTGGCTATTTCCGAATAGGTGAACCCATCACCGCCGTTGCCGAAATCGCATGCTTCTTTGACTGACAGGGCACGCTCTTTGATGATCGACTGGCGGAGTTCAGCAACCGCCGGCAGGACCTCATTGTTGAGGATGCGGGCCCTCTCCAACGGGTCGGCGGACTCCAGGGCATCATGGAGGAGACGCTCGACACTCATCGGGAACGCTCCGTGATGTACAACATCACCCTGTCTTCTCCACCATCGACCACGGGGGCCCTGAACTCTAGCGACTTGACGAACTCGGGGCCGTCATCAGGGATCACCCCAGCGTCAACCAAGCCGTCGATACACGCCTTCGCTACCGGAAAAT